GCTACGATTTTAAGATCTTCTTCGCCAAGTTCGAAAGCTGAAGTAATAGCAGCCATCCTTGAGTTAAAGAGATCCTTAGCTTCGCGAAGACGTTTTTCTTCAGCCAGCTCTTCCAAATGCTTTTCGGTAGCAATCAATTTTTCCTTGAGCCCCTCAACTTCTTCAGAGAGGGAGTCATGACGCTCTTTAGCTTCGGAGAGAGCATTTTCCTTTTCGCTCTTTTCCTTCTGCCAAAGTTCGTCTTTTTCCTTGATGGCTTCCATCATAACTTTGGAAACGCTAGCGACAGTCTCTTCGAAATGCTGACTTTCGCCAACTTTATCCGAAAGAAGACCTTCGATTTGTTTCAATAGATCTTGAGTATCCATAATTAATGCGTTTGACATGTTTACATTATTTTTCTGAGAAAGGGAACTATTTTTTTCAGTTTCTTTTGGTTTTTTCCAAAAGTCCTTATTTTGAACCTCTATGATTTCGGCTTTGTTTTTCTCTTCTTTGATGTGAACTGGCCTTTCGTTTTCTACAATCACACCTTCTACATCAGCAGCAGGGTTGGTAGTAAAACCAATGCCTAGAGGATAAATATCACCTACCACTAAACGATTAACGGGAGTGCCATCATCCATGACTCCTTCGCCATCGTAAGCTCGTAGATATTTTTTAAATTCTTTGATTTGGCTTTTTTCAGTAATTAATTCAGCTTCGCTAAGGTCTTGACTGCCCACAGCTATATAATAATCATTAAATCCAATTTCCCAGCTTGCCGAAATGGTATTGTGGAATATCTCGCCATTGTCAGTCTTTTCCAGCATTCTGGCAAAAGATGGATTGACTACCTTGTAAACCAATGCTCCCAAAGCAATATTAAAAGGAGTATCTCCCCCTTCTACTTCTGAAGCTTCTATTAGCTCGTTAGTGCCATAATTACTAAAAGCCGATGAGATAATATGCCCCACAACTTTTTCTTTATTGTGTTCAATGTTGGTGGGCTTATTAATAAAGTAATCCTTTACTGCAATAGCAGTACGGGTATCAATGCCATCCCCATTTTTATTAAACTTATTGACAACAGCCGCATTAAATGCGACACCAAGTAAGTCAATATTCTTAGTAAGATCGACCTCCTCGGGAATCAAAGGCCGAAGATGGTCAAGAGAAGCTTGGCTGATATTGAAGCGCTGACAAGTTCCATCAACACAGGAAGCAGCTATAGAACTCTCGAAATAACTTTTGTACTTAAAAGGTGTATCCATGAAACCTAATACACCAAGAAAATTAAAAACACTAAATTATCTTAGTAGCACTCAGGGCAACCCATAGGAGCAGTGGACTCTTCCAAAGACTTCTCATCTTCTTTTTCGTCCTTTTTCAATTTCTTGATATGCTCCTTGTCGTCCTTGATTGCATCTTTCTTGTGCTCTTTCTTTTCTTTCTTGTCGTCTTCTTTAAGTTCTTTTTCGTCGAGCTTTTCGTCAGAAGCCTTGGACTCTTTTTCGTCTTTAGAGTCCTCTTCCTTTTTGTCATCTTTATCGTCCTTGTCTCCGCCCTTTTTCTTCTTGATCATTTCTTTAAAGGCATCACGAGCAGCTTTTTGTTTATCTGTGGCCGCTTCAGCTTCTTTCTTTTTGTCGATTTCTTCGTCTTTTTTCAGCTTCTTAATATGTTCTTCGTCATCCTTGACGGCATCCTTGTAATGCTCTTTCTTTTCCTTTTTGTTGTCATGCTTCAGCTCGTCCTTGTCGATCTTATCCCAATTCTTAGCATCTGATTCGCTTACTTCTACTCCACACTTTTTCGCGGCAGCTTTGATCTTAACCATAGCTTTAGCCTTGGCATCAGCAGAAATTTTAGTTTGGGAAATCCGAGCCAATGCATTACGAACATGAGCACAATCCATGATCGGCAAATGACGCAAGGAACGAGGAACAGTCCTCCCACTTTGGTCTTTCTTACCACCGGGCTCGATATAGGCAAAATCCGAATCGGGAAGGTCATTAATCTCCTTGCGAGATTTTTGCTCTGCAAGCATCTCTTTCAGCTTGGCAGATTCAGCGATCTTTTTAGAAAAGTCAAGTTCCATAATTTTAAAAAAATGATTGTTGTTACTTTTTTACACCGCTTTTATTGTTTTGAGAATTTTTTTCATCGTCCTTGGAGTGGTAGACGATAGCAGCAGGATAAATTTCAAGCTCATGCTCTTGTGAAGCATCAAGAATTTCCGGCATGGGACTTAGTGACTCTATAGTACTAAAGTCTTGAATGCATGCAGAAACCTGAGATTCCCAATTCTCTTTTTCAGAAGAGATCACAACAGTTTTGCAAAGCTCTTCCAATAACTCTTTTTTAGCTTTAGAGAGTCTTTTAATATTGTGAGTTGAGCGCATAGTCTTATGAGCAAAGGTCAGCAAGTTTTCAATTTCGTAAACAGTATCTTGAACAGCTTTAGTGGTTAGCTTTAGATTATCTTTTGTGCCTCCTGTAGGACGGCCTGTCTGCTGGGGGACATTTTTATTAGGACGACCAACAGTTACTGGCCCAGCTCCGGGCTCGATGCGTTCATCATCCACCACATCTTGAACAGTGGGGGTTTTGTCTTCGGGTTGGTTGGTCTTTGATGGCTCTCCCTTGTCTCCCTCTTCTTCCATATCAGGCATCAATGGCTGACCACCCACTAGAGGGGTATAGTAACCTTTTTGACGTTCGTCAATATAGTTTTCTTGCTTTTTAGGCAATTCGCTTGTTTCGGGATAAAGACCAGTCTTGATGGTTTGAATACCTTGTTCGGGAGTAAGAATACCAAGCTCGATAAGTCGAGTAGTAACTCTCTGCAGTTGAACTTCGTCCTTAATATCGATTTCTTGAAAGCGTACTGTGGGGAACTTTCTGAATCCTAAGTTACGGCATACCATCTTTACTTGGGGAACCAAGAAATCATTTAAAAATGCATTCCGTGCTTCTTTTAATCTTTCCAAGAAGATTTGAGCCTTGACTTGGGTATTGCTATACCGCTCATGGCCAACCACAACATTTTGTAGAGCTTCCTTGATGTCCCTATCTACAATCTCATATTTTTGCGGGCCAAGAACTTTATTTAAATCTGGAATAATAAATTCGGCTTTGGTGGTATAATCGCTTACTAAAACTCGCCCAATGCTTTCATTAGAGAACAAGGACTGCATCGCCTTGAGGTTGTGATGGTTGATTCCTCCCTTGTCAGGAGTATTACCCATTGTGATCAATAAAATAACATTCTCAATAGTACGAGTAACCGCTTGGTCCACCTTCTTAAGCTCTAACTTCCAGTTTAAGTCATCTAATACTGGAAAACCAAAAGGAATGGCAAAGGGCTCATAATCTTGTTTTTTATAAAAAGAAAAGTTGAGCTTATCAGGATCAAGCTCCATTGATATTCCATCATAACCATAACCACCTGACTTAATTAACTCTTGAGTTTTCTTGGGTAAGCTTTCTAAGACCTCTTGATCATATTCGGTCTTAGGCTCTTGCAGTCTTTCCAATTCAAACTCGGAAAGTATTTTTCGATAGACCTGACCATGGAAGTTGGTAGACCTAACAGTTGCAATATCATAAGGGTTAAGTAAGATATACTTGATGGGAATTTGGCCCGGCTTTAAAAACTCCGATCCATAAATAGTGGACATCCTAGCAAAGTCTTCGGTAGTAAATTTACTATCAAGCCTATAAAGAAAAACATTGCCACTTCTATAGTATTCTCTAAAGTATTGATCTTTTAAATTCCATACTTTAATCTTTTGGAGCCACTTATCGATAAAGTTTCTGGATTTCTCTGTGCCACCCTCAATATAAAGTTCCGTGTTAGCAAACTCCGACATAATGTCAATAACATTACGAAAGATAGGAATATTAGCATAAGCTTTCTGACATAATAAAATACAATCCCTAACATCCGCACCGGTCTTGGTATAATGATATGGTAACAGCCCTTCGCGAATATTAGCATACTTCCACAGCTTTGGGGCAATAGCACTGTTATTCAGCCTTGTGTTGGTTCTGGATACTGCACTCGACTGAGATCCAGCCCTGTTGTAAGCTTGAGAGGTTTGGGTGTAGTAACCTTCTCCTGCTAAGATAGGATTCCAAAGTGGCTCCTGTCCATTCATTTGCTTGGTGAGATCTTCCAGATTGTTATTCTCACCCTCAAACTTTTTCCAGTATTCGGACTTCTTTGTATACTTACGTTTACTCATGTAACGATAATACACGAAACAAAAGCAAAAGTCTAATAAAAGTTAAAAGTTAACTTTGAGACTTTCAGGCAACAAACATAGGAGTGAAGGTTGTCTCTACAGGATCCCTCTTTATATTAGTGATATCGTAATATGTTTTTATCATCCAATTACCTAGAACCAAAGCCGAATAGGAGTCCTTGCGAACTTTATCAGCTCCTGTCTGTCTTCTGAGGTTATCTGGTAGGTCAAATGTCTGTGTCCCTTGAGCAGTTGTCTTAATTTGAATTAAAGCACATTGAGCCTTGGTTCTTTCCATCATGTCGTACTGATGTTCTACGAAATCAATCATTTTCGCTGCATCGCTTTGTTTCTCTTGGGCATCTAGACCTCTAAGAAATTGCAACTCCTTGATGGGGATTCTTTTCGCTCTTTGCCTTTGGTAATCATCATTAACTGCCCTAGCTCCAAAAAATATTCTTTTGTGGTCAAAGTTTGCCTGCAGAAGCTCGTTCGCTTCTCTAATCCACCGAGAAGTAGGCTTTCGGAGAATACAAGGGACTTCCTTGTTTTCTAGTGCAGTATTCATTTCTCCCCGCGCTTTTAGTAGGGAGTCTTGGTAGCTTTCTATTTTATCCAGCTCAGTAGCTAGAATGCCAAACCGAATAGGACTATCCTTAAACAGCCGACTTTCTTTACAAGCATTTATAAACTGCACCCCACCATTATAGTCACCTACAATAAATTTAATATTAAAACGATTTAATAAATAATAAAAATAAAAGATGTGGTCCTTGAGCCTTCCCCCAGATAGGGCATAGTTGTGGACTAGGGTGCCCGTTTTGCTTGAGTTGTTTAATTTGAATACCTGAATAGCGAAATCGTCCGAACTCTCTGTCTCGGCCCAGCTAGGGTCAAAAGAGAGGATGTATTCATCGCTAGGCTCGCCTGCTACTTCCACACAGGGGTTATCTCCATCTGGCACAGTACAATTAGCCATTTTGGAAATTTTGAAGTACCCCGAACTATCATCTGTAAAAACAGCCCCAAATTCTCGGTCAAACTGGCTTTGGCTCATACTTGCCCTTGCTTGGTTTATGAGATTCTGGTCGTAAAGCTGCTGGGGAGCACAATCATAACTAAAATGCATAATTGCCCGGTGAGCATTTCCATCCTCGGGAATCTGGCCGGTAATGAGGTGCTCAAACTTTTCATACAGTTTGTACATATATTCAAATTTGTACGATGCCGATGATAACATTATAAGTTTATTATTAGGCCACACATGACGATCTTCCTCAGTCATTCTTCCTTCTTCGATCATCTTGGTTTCCAAATTATAAAGTTCTTCACGTTCAGTTGGGTTTTCAACAACCGAAAGGAACGGTACAATAACTTCATTATAAATTCTTTCAGGCATCAGTAGAAACTCATCAATAATAATTCGATGAAACCTAAAGCCCCGAAGTTTCTCGCCGTCTCCAAGCGGTAAGGCGTGAATGCGACTCGTGCCTATCTCTAAGGTCCACTGGTCGTTATTCTTCGCTTTTCGAGTAACGCACTGCGCTAACATCGCCGCCTCGGGCTTTGCAAGAATATCTTCTATTTTTTTAAATATCATTTTAGACTGACGAAAAGACTTGGATATAATGCCAATTTCAACCCCTTGGTTGAGGATGGCATCCAAGAAAGCAAAAACACCAGTAGTAAATGATTTAGACATACCACGAGACCATACGCCCATAAAATAATCAGATTCAAGCATAGCCTTAACAGCCATATGCTGAAAAGGAAATAATTTAATACCACTAAGCATATCCACTGCAAAAGTAGTATTAGCTCGAAGAAATTTATATAAAAGAAGCTTAGCCTCTCGCTCTTCAAGAAAACCCTTCTTGGCGAGAATCTCTTCGTTTATCGAAGAAGAGTATTTATCCCTCTCCTGTTGCTCTCCAGCTATCCAAGTCATTGTTATCTATAAAATATTGCAAATCAACGTTCCAAAGCTTTTTGCCGTAATAAAGCAACTTAGGAATAATTAATTCAGAATTAGTTCTGTTACCAGTAAAAATAAATTGGCAATGACCACGAAACTCGTGGGTCAACATTCTCATGTTGTGCCATACATATGCAAGGTTGCTTTTATGTGGACCAAAGTTATTGTTTCTTGCTATCGCTTGGAGAGAGCTTTCAACAACAATATATAAATAAGCATTGAAGTTTTTTGCTCTGTGCAACTCTCGCTGAAACCTTTTGAACCCTCCAGCCATGGTGCCCTTGAAGTCCCCCTCGCTTTTGCGGTCAACAAATGTATAAGTATAGTAATCCCCTCCCATTGTGTAATCGCCAAAGTCCAGCTTCAATTCTTTGCTCTGTTTAAAAGAAAGAGGCTTTTGTTCTCGGGTGTCTATGTAGATTGGGATTTTTTCTATTAAATTATTCTCCTTGAAGAAATCCTGTTTGATTCCTTGCCAGTATATTGGTTCAAGGCCAAGCTCTTTACAAGCTTGTCCATAACCGCCGAAATTCTCCTTATACAAATCAATTGGCGGTAGTTTATTTATTTCTATTTCTAGATGATTAGGTGCATACTTTAATTTCTTTTGATCTACCCTGTTCTTTAGTTGTTTTATTATGTATTCTTTTACTTGTTGTTTATCTTCTGTTTTATTGCACCATTTGATCATTTGTGCTCTTGTAGAGAAGTCTGTGTTGAAATAGTCGAATTTGTTCTTATAGGGAAGGGGATCACCGGTAAGCTTGTTGTACCGAGGGTAGTGCTTGGTATAGTATTCGGCCACAGTTAACTTGTGGACCTTTATGTGTTTATGCAGGGCAGAGTCAGACTTAAACTCTTGCCCGCATTCTGCGCAGACGACTTTTTCCATAAACCTCTATTCTTATTATATAAAAAAAATAGAGTATTTAAAGATGTTTTATACCCAGCGTACTCGTTTATACTCTTACTAACAATAACTTTATGTACTTACCAGAATAGCTAATTTGATCATTTTCATTTGTGTCTGTAGTCCCATCTGAGGCAAGACTCGTCCAAATACCATTGCTGCCAAGTTGCATAGTAACACTAGAGGTGGTGATTGCTGTGATTTCGTATCCTTCTGCTTCGGCAGTGGCGCCACCGCCAGATATTCCCCCTGTATAAACAGCAGTGTGAAGATGTTTTGCGTTCGTACCATCTGCATCATCCGCATAATACGCGTATATAATTACATCTGTAGTGCCTAGTCCGTGATCGAATTCCAAAGTCGCTCCATCAGCAACTGAAGTAGTACCATCGGTATTTACCCAGCCACTACTGAAGTTATCGGCCTTTAGTTTATAGTTTGCCCCGTCGAAAGCGATGGGTAGATACGATCCGCTAGGTGCTTCTCCCGTAGTGGGGAATTCTGATATTTTGGTGCTCATTTTGATAATTTATACACTAGTTAATATGTAATATACGAAATTTGTTACTGTTTAAGCGCATGCTTCTAATTCAACGGTTCCGCCAGCTTCTCCCTCAATACAAGCTCCGTCTTCCCCTAGTATGCAGCATGACAAGCCGGAGCAAGTTTCCCCTTCCAAGTCAAGGATGCCTCCACCTTCCAACGCAACGCAAGTGTCATCTTCCCAAAGAAGGCAGCATGAGACAGCTGTCATCCCGTAAAATTCACTCGCCAAGTGAGGTGAGGCGTAGGAGGCGGAGCCAGATAATATTATACCTGCTCCCGAAGCGGCTGAAAACAAACCACT